CTCTGCGGTCGCTTTAGCCGGTGTGGAGAAATCACCGACCTTAATTTTTTCCACCAGACAACCGGCGGCGTAGTCTTCCACCACGTAATCAATGTTCATTGACTCGTAGTTCTCCACGCGGTCGAGTTTCGGGTTTTCCTCAATCACGCGGCGATGGCTGTCATCCATGTAGTAGATGGACAGGTTTTCCAGCTTTGTGATGAGCATCGCATCCGCCGGGAAGTACGGGACGCGTACCGCCGGCAGGTTACCGATGCGTTTCTGGCTGATGATGACGTCAGCGGCCAGCATTTCGCTGTTGTCCTGCTCCTTGTTGACGATGGGAAAATACTTGTCCGCCAGTAGCTGACGTCCCACAATCACCACAAGGTCAGGGTCTTCCTGATACCACGGCTCAATCAGGTTGTTGGTCGCATCCATCACCAGTGCGTCAAGGCTGGCATAATCACCGCCCTTACCCACGCGGATAACCTCAGAGGTGGTGTGCCCTTCCTCATCAGTGACCTTGCTCATCACGCGCGCCGGTGCTTCATTGCGGTATTTCTGCAGCCAGCCGACCGCCACATCCTGCAGCATCGGATTGCTGCTGCGGTCAGAGGTTTCGGCACGCCTCACGCCGTTAAAACCGGCCATAATTAAATCAAGGGACTGGCGTTTGATAATGGCGTTACGGACACGGAGCTGGAAATCCTGATAACGCGCCCACAGGTCCAGCGTTTTGTAGCGGATATAAAAATCGAAGTTAATCTGGTCGCATTCGTACTTGTTTGACGCCAGCTTCGAGAAGTCCTTCGGCTGACGCTCGGTGCCACCGGCGGTGTCGGTGGTGCTGGCGATGGAGCCGGTGACACCAATACCAATTTTTTCCCCTTTCATTTCGCTGACCGGCACAATGTTGATGCGGGTCAGAAAGTCAGAGGACTCCTGCATGGTGTTCATCAGGGTCTGGGTGACCGACGGTTCAACGGTGAATTTTTTCGACACATCACCGGCGTCGATGCCGTTCAATTCGGCAACACGGGACAGGTAAGCATTAAATTTAAAGCGGGTTTCCTGGCGCATAGTTTTTCCTGAAAATTAAGGGTTAATCGTGAAGGTTTTCCCGGACTGACTGACGCCGGTCAGCAGTTCGTCATCAGGGCGTCACCGCCACCACCGGTGGCCTTGCTGCGGCGCTGCTGGGTCAGACTTTCGGTGTGGTCGAGACTGTTTTTCAGGCGGGTGAATGCCTGGCTGGTTTCATCCGCCCTGTCAGTCACCTCCTGCTTAAGTGCGGAAAAGGCGGTTTCCACCTCAGCGAGGCGCTGCTCAGTGGCGCTCAGTTTTTCCTGCACATGTTCAGCAACAGCGGTCACCGCTTCATGCACGTCATTCAGACGGGCGTCATCGCTGGCCTGTTTGCGGCCAAAAATGGATTTCACCTTTTCGGTCAGGGCGGTGAACACGGTTTCAGGCAGGTCTTCAAATTCCAGCTCAACGGGCGTTGCCACTGAAATCAGATTTTCAGGGCTTAATTTGAAGCGGTTCAGAGGGTTGTGTTTTGCCGTGCGGCAGAATTCCAGGTATTCCGTGCCGAGGCTTGCCGGGTCATCGGTGACGGCCAGCCCCACCAGATAACATTTGCCGGTGTTGGCAAAGTTCGGCTGAATTTCCATTGAGGTGTAGACCTTCTGCGCGGCCTTGTTCATCGCGATAAGGTCATCGGTCGGGGTGATTTTCGCAAACAGCGCCCATTTGCCTTTCAGCGCCGAATCATCGTCAATCTTTTCGGCCTTCAGTTCGGCCACATCGCCATAACGCTTAAAAATACCGTCAGGCAGGACGCCGCGCAGATGTTCCAGGTTAATGCGGCAACCATAGACTCGCGGGTCAAAGGTTTCGGCCATTTCCTGAATATCCTGCGCACTGATGACACGCCCGTCACAGGTGTCACCCTCAACGCCGATACGAAAGAATTTTGAGACTTTTTTTGCCATTGTCAGGAGTCCTGAATAGTGATTAGAGGAGTCACATGTCGGCATCAGTTTCCCGACGATGCGCATCCTCCGCCATCAGTCCCGGATGGCTTATCACTGACACAACAGCACCTTAGCGAATCGCGGGGCGCGACTCAGTAGCCTTGCCGTGTATTCATCACGGCGAGGTATTCATGACCATCACCACAGACACCACTCTTTTACACGACCCGCGTCGTCAGGCGGCGCTGCTGTACTGGCAGGGGTTTTCCGTGCCGCAGATTGCCGCCATGTTGCAGATGAAACGCCCGACGGTGCAGAGCTGGAAACAGCGCGACGGCTGGGACAGCGTTGCTCCCATCAGCCGTGTCGAAATGAGTCTGGAAGCGCGGCTGACCCAGCTCATCATAAAACCGCAGAAAACCGGCGGTGACTTCAAGGAAATTGACCTGCTCGGACGCCAGATTGAACGACTGGCACGGGTAAACCGCTACAACCAGACCGGCAACGAGGCAGACCTTAATCCGAACATCGCTAACCGCAACAAAGGCGGGCGGCGCAAACCGAAAAAGAATTTTTTCAGCGACGAGGCTATCGAAAAGCTGGAGCAGATTTTCTTTGAGCAGTCTTTCGAATATCAGTTGCACTGGTATCGCGCCGGGCTTGAGCACCGCATCCGCGATATCCTGAAATCCCGCCAGATTGGCGCGACGTTTTATTTTTCCCGCGAGGCGCTGCTGCGCGCCCTGAAAACCGGCCATAACCAGATTTTTCTGTCGGCCAGTAAAACGCAGGCGTATGTGTTCCGTGAATACATCATCGCCTTTGCCCGGCTGGTTGACGTTGACCTGACCGGTGACCCGATTGTCCTGGGCAATAACGGCGCAAAACTGATTTTTCTCGGCACCAACTCCAACACCGCACAGAGCCATAACGGCGACCTGTACGTCGACGAGATTTTCTGGATCCCGAATTTTCAGGTACTGCGTAAGGTGGCATCAGGTATGGCCTCACAGAGTCACCTGCGTTCGACCTATTTCTCCACCCCGTCCACGCTGGCGCACGACGCCTACCCGTTCTGGTCGGGTGAACTGTTTAACCGGGGACGCGCCAGCGCCGCCGAACGCGTGGAAATCGACGTCAGTCATAACGCCCTTGCCGGTGGGCTTCTCTGTGCAGACGGCCAGTGGCGGCAGATTGTCACCATTGAGGACGCCCTGAAAGGTGGCTGCACGCTGTTCGACATTGAGCAGCTCAAACGCGAAAACAGCGCCGACGATTTTAAAAACCTGTTCATGTGTGAATTTGTTGACGACAAGGCGTCGGTGTTCCCGTTCGAGGAGCTGCAACGCTGCATGGTCGACACGCTGGAAGAATGGGAAGACTATGCGCCGTTTGCCGCCAATCCGTTCGGCTCCCGCCCGGTATGGATTGGTTACGACCCGTCACACCGTGGCGACAGCGCCGGATGCGTGGTACTGGCACCGCCGGTGGTGGCCGGTGGCAAATTCAGAATACTTGAGCGTCACCAGTGGAAAGGCATGGACTTTGCCACCCAGGCTGAATCCATCCGCAAACTCACCGAAAAATACAACGTCGAATACATCGGTATTGATGCCACCGGCCTCGGTGTCGGCGTGTTCCAGCTCGTGCGCTCGTTCTATCCCGCCGCACGCGACATCCGCTACACGCCGGAAATGAAAACCGCAATGGTGCTCAAGGCAAAAGACGTTATCCGTCGTGGCTGTCTGGAATATGACGTCAGCGCCACCGACATCACCAGCTCGTTTATGGCTATCCGCAAGACCATGACCAGCAGCGGACGCAGCGCCACCTATGAGGCCAGCCGCAGCGAGGAAGCCAGCCACGCCGACCTCGCCTGGGCGACCATGCACGCCCTGTTAAATGAGCCACTCACCGCCGGTATCAGCACTCCGCTGACATCCACCATTCTGGAGTTTTACTGATGAGTAAGAAAAAAGGGAAAACACCGCAGCCAGCGGTGAAAACAATGACTGCCAGCGCCCCGAAAATGGAGGCATTCACCTTTGGTGAGCCGGTGCCGGTACTCGACCGCCGTGATATTCTGGATTACGTCGAGTGCATCAGTAACGGCAGATGGTATGAGCCACCGGTCAGCTTTACCGGTCTGGCAAAAAGCCTGCGTGCTGCCGTGCATCACAGCTCCCCGATTTACGTCAAACGTAATATTCTGGCCTCGACATTTATCCCGCATCCGTGGCTTTCCCAGCAGGATTTCAGCCGCTTTGTGCTGGATTTTCTGGTGTTCGGTAATGCGTTTCTGGAAAAGCGTTACAGCACCACCGGTAAGGTCATCAGACTGGAAACCTCACCGGCAAAATATACCCGCCGTGGCGTGGAAGAGGATGTTTACTGGTGGGTGCCGTCCTTCCATGAGCCGACACCTTTCGCGCCCGGCTCCGTGTTTCACCTGCTGGAGCCGGATATTAATCAGGAGCTGTACGGTCTGCCGGAATATCTCAGCGCCCTTAACTCTGCCTGGCTGAATGAATCAGCCACGCTGTTCCGCCGCAAGTATTACGAAAACGGCGCGCATGCCGGATATATCATGTACGTCACTGATGCCGTGCAGGATCGCAACGATATCGAAATGCTCCGCCAAAACATGGTGAAGTCGAAAGGCCGCAACAACTTTAAAAACCTGTTTCTCTATGCCCCGCAGGGGAAAGCCGACGGCATTAAAATTATCCCGCTCAGTGAAGTGGCGACGAAGGACGATTTTTTTAATATCAAAAAAGCCAGCGCCGCTGACCTGCTGGACGCACACCGCATCCCCTTTCAGTTGATGGGCGGCAAGCCGGAGAACGTCGGGTCACTGGGAGATATTGAGAAAGTGGCAAAGGTCTTTGTCCGCAATGAACTTATCCCGTTACAGGACAGGATTCGGGAAATAAACGGCTGGCTCGGTCAGGAGGTCATCCGCTTTAAAAACTACTCACTGGACACTGACAACGGCTGAACATCGCCGCCTGCGGGCGGCTTTTTTACAACCCGCCATCACGCCCTCACACGCTCACCACCGCACAAAACATCCCACAGACACACCAACGCCCCGGCGAACAATCTAAACGCCATCACGACGCGCTCAGACGCTGAAAAAATAAAATCAGCACCACCGCCAGCGCGCAGTGCTTTCCCCGCCTCGCCCGCCCGCTTCATGGGGCGATTTTAATGCAGTTGCATGATTTAGCCGAATCCGCGCCATTGTTGACATTGATGTTTTGATATGGATATGGCGTAAGCATGCGAATTCATTCAAGATGATGCAAGAATGATGAAATTATGGTACAGATCGATTAGCCATAATATGCCCCACGTTGTTACATGTGGTTCATAAGAGTTATGGCTCATAGGGATTTATACAAAATATATATAGGTAATTATCATGTCAGGTGAAACTCAAAATATTTCAGCAATGGCAGAAAAAATATCTTCAGACCTATTCAAATGGTTTAAGTGGGAACTCGTTGGTCCAACCAATGAAAACTTTCCATGCATGAAAAAAGATCAACATAAAACACTAGCCGGAACACATCCAACTGATGTTGTATTTTCTTATAAAGATCCCTATTTGAATAGAACCATTTTTTTAAATACTGATTTAAAAAGCTATATTAAAGGCTCAATTACAGCAACTAAAATGCGCAATGCTTTAGTATCGCTGGCTAATTCTATTGACTGTGCTCAAGGTTGTAAAGAATGGAAGGAGCGTTATTCTTATAAAAGTGGTGCGTCAGAAGTCAGAGGCATGCTCTTTGTATACAACCATGACGGAGACTTTGACCAATCTTTTTATGATGTATTCTATCAGTCTCACAATACTGAAACTGATAAGAAGAAAAGAGGTATCAATCTTGACAATATACCGGTAAGGGCCGGTCAAAAAATACACATTATTGAACCAAGAACTATAAACTACCTGCAGTCAATAATCTGCGATTTATCACAACTAAGCCACAAAAGAGAGTTTCCACTCGGTAAAAAATATCAATTCTTTTACCCAGACCTTTCACTACATAAAGTAAGCGGTTCGCCCGAAGAACTTCCAGCAACTGTAGAATTATTGACAGGCCCATTCCTTATTATAAAACATAATGACGTCAGACATTGCAATGAAGAAACATCACAATGGGAAACCACATTTAAACATGGTTACATTATTTATTACAATGGCGAAGGAAAAAACGAGCTAGAGTTTATTTACATTCTGGACACACTATCTAAATATCAATTACTGGATGGCAATGAAAATATAAGAATTAGAATAGTTAACCCTAACATACATAAAGATGTTCGCAGTATTTTTATGCGTGCGAAGGATAGTTATTGTCAAGAATGGGGTTTCGATGAACATAAAAAAACGATAATAGATGCTATTGATTTTCAACAGGTAGAATTTACAAAGCCTCGTTTTAGTTCGGTAGAGATTGGTTGGGAGCGACAGGCATGAAAATTGGATTATATAGTGTAAATGATAAGGCAATGTTTGACGCATTGAATCAAACTAAAGTCACTCATGAAGATATGAAAAGTCTCTTTTTTAAAAGAGGAATGATTATATCCAAAGAGACTAAACGAAAAACATTGGCTTTGGATTTTTCCAGATACTATCATGGCTATTCTGATTTTGAATTTCTTTCAAACATACTCGGTTCTGTTGGGCGGAGAGAAAAAGTATCAATTAACATTATTAATACAAATATAGATAAAAATAGTATGGAAAATACTATTAAATCTATTTGTGAAGATCTTCAAAAAGAAGGCGATATAACTAATATAAATTACACCGAGAATGGTTTTGAAGTATCAATAAAATATGTGAAACTAGATTTCAAAATGAGCGAGTTTCGCCAATCCTCATCACGTGAAGCCAAAATACAAGTTGAAATGAATGAAAGCGGTGAATTTATCACCCGTTTCCCTCAAAATGCTAAAGCAAGGGAATTCAACGAGCGCCTCGTGGAGAAGATCAAAGAAGACAACAATGAGGATCCAGCCAGTCTTGATGAGATTTCGCTCGAAACTGTTAAATCACCAGCGGAAAGAAGCAAATTTTTTGAGCAACTAATCTCAAGCATACCTAACTACAAATGCATTGACGTATCGGATGTATACGTTACGCATCCAATTCTTGAGTCAAATAAGTCTAACGAAAATGAAGATGATTCTGATGATGACGATACAATTATTGACACAGGATATCATATCTCCAAAGCTTCACTAAAAGGGCGCAGCGTTCTTGACTCTCTCGAGTTTAAGGAGTTGTTAGGAAAAGGATTTTATATTACCAAAATCATTTGGAGTTCTGTTGTTGACACTTATAAAGACTCGGACAAATATGAATTCGAGGCTCAATTTGTCGACCCAGATAATTGCAAGTTATTCTCGTATATCGTTCGCGGTGTTTATAAGTACAAAAATATAAACGAATATGCAAATCGTCAAAATGTAGATAAAGAGAAGGAAAAACTGCTATTATTAGCACTTGAAAAAACCGCTCGCGAAATTTCAAACAGTATTATCGCCTCCAACACAATTGAGGTTGTTACTGATAAATAAAAGGAGTTGTTATGAAAACAAAATGGTTTACTGCCAACTTCCCTGCTGGACTTGATAGTTTATATCAGTCTATCATTAACACTCCTTTTGATAGTGATAAAGGCTGGGGATTTAGTATCAACTCATATGAAGAAAATGCAATATCATCTCGATACATCGAGAAAGTAGAGGTCAACGAGATAATCGTTGATCCATATGGAAACGAGACTCAATATACACAGCTAAAATATATTCAATTTAACTTTTGGCTTTACACAACAAAAGGTAAAAACTTCATCTTAATCATTGAGTCGCCTCCCAGAAGCATTAAGAACTTCATATCAAACATAATTAAATCAACACATTCTGATTTTAATGTGTCAAATCTCAACATCAAAATTGAGGACTTCATTTATTTCCTGACCCCGCACTTTGAAAAAATACAAGTGCACAAGGCAAAATTAAAAGACTTAACGTTTAGCAAACACACATCCGGCATACTGGAACTTGAGTCATCAAGTGACGCACTTATGGAAATAAGAAACATTTTCAAAAATGCAAATTTTACAATTGATAAAGTTAAACTTAATGTTAAGGACGTTACCGGTTATGAGTCATTAGAAATTAACACAAATGGGTCCATTTCACTTTCAGAGCAAATTTTTGACAAGGTGTATCGAACCATAGAAAGGTTTGCCCTTTAAGTTAACAATACAATTCAATTCTTTTGATGTAATAAAAACGGCCTCATTAAAAATGAGGCTTATCGTTTTATTATTGTAGCCATGCCATCTGGTTTTCACCTTTTCCTCCAGCACAGTATTAATACACACCTTATATAGTTTTATCTCTTAGATATTCACACTATTTCAATCTATTACAGTTGTGAACCCTGGCCATCCATCAGCGACCGGATAAGCGAATTTTTTCCCGTCATAATTTACGGTCGCGCCACGCGCCAGCGCCTCAAGCTCCCATCGCTGCGGCCTGATACCGTTCTGAGCAAGGTCAACGCGGATACGGGTAATTTGCATTCGTTCCGACCGGGTCAGTCTGGCCGATGGCGCTATTTCATGCGGTTTTAACGGGCTTCCGTTTCTTTGCTGGCGGTTTGGTCTTCTCAGTCCGTGTTTTAATGCACCCCTGAGCGCCCTCACGACCTCCGGGTCACTCCATTCGATGACACCGTCATCAACCAGATTTAGCACTGCTACGGCGTGCTCAGAAGGTGTGGGAGCCGGTAACGAAGTATCACCACCGGTGAGCTTTCCACAGTTATTGACAGGACTCCGAGGCGCGGCGATGCCGCTTTTTAAAGTCAAAGGCTCAACGACCGGCACTTTCGGAACAATGCGCCAGTCCGTCGTTCTGGTGATATGAATATGGCGCGCGCCGAGATGCGGCGCGTAAATGCCGACCACTCTCTCGACTTCTTCCTCGTACTCGTTAACGTCATCCGACGGGCTACGGGCGACCCTGACAGTCTGACAATCGCGCGGGACATTTGCCCCGCCCTGCGCGCTGATATACAACGCAAAATCACCACTGTCTGCAGCGGCGCGTGCAGCCTCGACGCGCTCGTCAAACTCATCAGCAATGCTGACGCCACGAGGCAATTTGCGTAGTTCACGGTAAGCCCCCATTGTCGGCAGACCAACCGTTTTAAATTGCGGAATGCGCCACGTTGACGCCCATGCGGTAACAGCCGCAGCTGTGTCTTTCAGCGGCCTACCGGTATCATTATCGAGCTGACCATCCAGTGCATAGCCGTCGATGTTTTTTGAGATGTATTTCGCGATATATCCCGCAGCACCGCCCCGGTTAAGGTGTTTTGCCTGAAAACGGTTTCGCGCGGCTCCTCTTTCGTCGCCATCCTCTTTGAGCGCATAGCGACGCATGATTTCGATAATCTGGTTACGCTGGCGTGGATGACAAAAAAGCATCATATGCCAGTGCGGCGTTCCGTCGTGGTGTGGCTCGACGACTCGCAAACCGTAGACCTGTAAATCATTATCCTTGAATGCCGTGCGCATCAGGCTCCAGATACGGCAGAGATAACGCTGCGCATCCTTTGGATTAAATGCCTCATCGTTCCAGCCGTGATTAAGCTGAACGGTTTTACTTTCGCCTTTTCCGACCTGACGTGTCGGGTGATACTTTGACGGCGCGGTCAGCGTGATAAACATCCCCACATCACCCTCTGCGGCGGCGTAACGCTCAATACCGGCAATGGTGTTCATCAGCTCCATCCGGCGAATTTCAGGATTAGAAATACTGCCCATCACCTTACTGATAAGGTCGATGCGCTCGCCGGTTTCCCTGTTTTCAAGGTCACACGATTTAAGAAATTCCAGATTTGCCTGGCGGCGCGCACGCACATCACGAATGGCATGTTTACTGGCATAAGGAGAACGGTCTTTATTGACCTCCCCGACAGCAATCAGTAACGCCTCATGCCAGCGCATACGCTGGCCTTTAAGCTGATGAGTCCACCATTCATCGTTAAACAGACGGGCAATGGCAGAATATGCCTGCCTCGTGGTCATCTGCCCTTTACGGTATTTTTTCCAGTAGAGCGGGGAAATATTGAAAGCACGTGCAGCGCCAGCAACATGACCATACAGGTGAGCCTGCGCCTCATCCGTAAACAGCGATTCTTTCTCGCCATGCGCATCAACCCATGCATCGCAGAGTTCCTCATACATCATGAAAAGCTGCGATGAGATACGGGCGGCAAACTTTTTCAGCTCCTTGTCATTCATTCCCGGCAGGCGCGCATAGTGGTCACGCTCTGCCAGAAACAGCAACGACGCGTCGGTGTTCATTTCATGGCGCTGATTCACACGCTCAATGCGCGGCCATAAACGACGCTGAAAAGTAGATGTGAGGAAATAAAACCCGTGCACCGGGCTTTTATTGCGCCGGATGTAGTCATAGCGTGAAGTAAACAGCGAGCGCAAAAAGTAAGGCAGGCGGTTAATCGTGGATAAAACACCTTGCACCTGACGCATCTCGTCACGTGTAAGAGGTCTTTCGCGCCCGACAGCCTCGCGTGGCGCGTTCCATGCATAAGCACCGGTAAACGCCTTACCGGTGCCTGCGGTAAATGCTGACGGAGGGACAAAACGCCCGGAGGCTTTAACGGCCATATGAGCCAAAAGCCTCTGAACAACGCTTGCTGAGTTGCTCAACCTGCGCGTTTAAATCAGCAAAAGATTTTGCGCTTCCGGTCAGAATATCGTGATGCATCAGGCCGGAAACGAGCTGGCCTAATTTCGGGTAATAACCAACCACCGCCAGCCATTCCTGACCGGCGTTTTTACCGCTTTCCGCTCTCTTTTTCTCGTGGAGAATAAACTGAAAGCTGTCACTGGTAACGACATAACGTTCGCCAATTTCAATACGAATACTCATGCCGTTCTCCGGTAATGTTTGTTTTTTGCTTCAAAGACTGACTGACAGGAAACACAACGCGTGGCTGACGGATAAGCCGCACGACGGGCAGCAGGTATTGGCGCGTCACACTCTTCGCAAACCAGCGCAGAAACACCGCAATGTTTTACCCTTGCCGCGTTAATCTGGCGCTCCAGTAATTCAGCCTGTTGTTCCTGAATAAAATCCACGTTGTCCGGCATTACCAGCTCCTTTTGTCGTTCAGCTTCTTAAATTCATCAGCGCAATAACTGGCGAGTTCTGTCGTTAATTTTGTCAGTTCATCCACTGAGGAAATTTGCTTGTGGAATACAGCGCGTTTAACAAGTAAATTGACCACATCAGACAGGAGGTTTAATTCACTCTGATAAATCGCGATAACAGATTCAGTTATTTCGCGTTTTTCTTTATCAAGACCAAGTTGAATAAGAGACAAATCGCCATTTTTCATAACGGCGATTTTTAAGGCATTGTTCAGTAATACAACTGAATGAGAACAGGACATCAAAGCACCTCCCCGCGAGACAATCCGATGTTGTGAAATTTTTCCGACTCCTGACTGAGCAGCTCGACTATCTCCACGCGGGATAACTCCGCCTTTGTGATGTGGCGAATCATGGCGTCAAGATGAGAAGAAAAGCGCGTCGCTGCGTCGGCCTGTGCTTCGGTTCTGGCCTGTTGCAGCAGTAATGCGAATTTACCGCACTGATTTTCAGAAACTGTATGCATGACTTTCTCCAGGCAAAAAGAAGCCCCGCACGATTAAGTGCGTTAAAAACTCTGGTTAATTACTTAATGCAGATATTGCTCTGGTTTTACCGACGTCAGAATTGTCGGTGCATACTCAAACAGACTGAATAATTCACGTAATGCACGGAATAAAGCATCACGCCAGTAACATGACTCTTCATTAATTCGCCAGTATGGCTGGTTAAATTCTTTTTCTGTCAGTCGTGCGTGCATAAATAAAGTACGGCGCTGACTGACTGTTAAAAAACTAATATATGCATACTCACTTGCGCCAACCTGACGGCGTTTTGAGAATGCCCCACGCAATTCATCAATTGCACAAACCAGCCGTTCACGTTCGACGTCGTTCATTTCTTCAAAACGCATCGTTGCGTGACGTTGTTTTAACTGCGCATGAAAGCAAACCGTTAGCCGTTCGCGTTCCATCATCTGATTATAATAATCGCATGTCTCCTGCCAGCGAGGGACGGCCAGATGCTTACCAATTATCCGGCGCATAGCTGCTGGCTGTTTTTCAACGAGATTGAGCGTCATCACTGTCATTTCCAGACCCTCCGGCTTTTCAGAAAGGTCAGAGCCTTTTTTACCGGACTCTGTTTTTTGGTGCGGATAATGATTCCCTTACGCCCCTTACCGTGGGTGATGGTGAAGTCAATCGCCCTGGGGCTTTCGTTACGCAGTAACTGAGCAATACAACGCGGTTCACTCATAATCACAACCCCATCCACAAAAGCCATGCATCACGCTGTTCAACTGGTCGGTTATAAAACGCCTCTCGTACAGCGCGATTAAACTCTGGAATGAAAACCCACTTCTCACCGACACGAGCGTTCGGCTTACTTGGATCACGAAGCTCAATAACTGGCAATTTATTCTCTTTTACCATCTTGACTACAGCCGTTTCTGGCTTACCAAGTAACTCTGCAAACTTAACCGTATGTACCGCATCAATCGGGTACTGAATCACATAGTCATTGACTTCCATTGATTAGCCCTTTTTGCTTTCGTGTTACCCTTATTAGATCCAGTCCCTTCTAGGTCGCCCCTGTCCTTTCTAGGGACTGGCTAACACACTCAAAAGGTCACCAATACACAACCTTTTGACGGGAATATAAGTCACCAATAGGTTACTGTCAAATGCAGACATTCGAAAAACTGAAAGCGATTAGGAAAGCAGAAGGCTTAACACAGGCGAAATTCAGCGAAATTAGCGGGATAGCTCTAGGAACAGTCAAAAATTACGAAAGTGGGCATAAAGACCCTGGTCTCAGCATCGTTATGCGAGTCACAAATACGCCTTTATTTAAAAAATATACGCTCTGGTTAATGACTGGTGATACGTCACCACAAGCTGGTCAGATCGCGCCGGCTCTCGCACACATTGGGCAAAAACCAACAGAATCAGACCACTCCGAAAAACAGACTGGTTAACACTCTATAAACATTACATTTTCACCATTTGTTACCAAGATGGTGAATACAGCGTCAGAGGGCTTTCTTATGTCAATTAAGAAGCTCGATGATGGACGCTATGAAGTGGACATTAGACCTCGCGGTCGCGACGGAAAACGCATCCGCAGGAAATTTGAAAGAAAAGCTGAGGCTGTAGCATTTGAGCGATACACAATCGCCTACGCCAGCCAGAAAGAATGGGCAGGTCAGCGAGCAGATCGCCGAACTTTGAGTGAGTTGCTGGACATCTGGTGGAAATATCACGGGCAAAACCACGAGCATGGAACAAAAGAGTTTAATCATCTGCTCAAAACCATCAACGGCATAGGTGATATACCAGTGAGCCGGATGAGCAAAAGAGCTTTGATGGATTATCGTTCCATGCGACTACGTGATGGTATCAGTGCCGCAACGATAAACCGTGACATGTACCGATTATCCGGCATGTTCACAAAATTAATTCAATTGGATGAATTTTCCGGGCAACACCCAATTCACGGACTGCCGCCACTGGCGGAGGCCAACCCTGAAATGACGTTCCTGGAAAAAGCAGAAATCGAAAAACTGTTAAATGTTTTGGCTGGTGATGACTTACTTGTCGCACTTTTATGTCTGAGCACTGGAGGAAGATGGACGGAAGTTGCCACGCTAAAACCAGCACAGATTACAAATTGCAGGGTTACCTTCCTGAAAACCAAAAACGGTAAAAAGCGAACCGTGCCGATTTCTGAGGAACTGGAGAAAAAAGTTAAAGAGGAGGCCAGCGCTAAATTATTCAAAGTTGATTATGAGAAGTTTTGCGGGATTTTACGCAGAGTGAAGCCAGATATACCACCCAATCAGGCAACCCACATCCTGCGGCATACATTCGCAAGCCATTTCATGATGAATGGGGGCAATATAATCGCACTGCAACAGATTCTGGGACATGCGAGCATTCAGCAGACGATGGCCTATGCGCACCTTGCGCCTGACTACCTGCAAAATGCCGTCGCGCTGAATCCTCTAAAAGGCGGAGTGACGTTATAA